GTTCTTGACAGTGTAATTTACTATGTGGTATTACTCTGTATTGAAGTAACAGCGGTGTAATTTTATTTATGGCTAATCGACCATTGGCTGTCCGACCGACAAGTAAATAACAATTACATCAAACTTTACTTCCGCATGCAGAATGCGTCAATCTCTGCCGTGGCAATACACGACCTGGGTTAGTTGCCTGCACTCCATGCGCCGACCGCGCGTGAAAAGAGCGCCAAAAATTTAACATCAAAAATTTGAGGCAATTATGGCTTATAGCCCTAGTCCTAACGCTACTACCAGCGCTGGATTGGCACATTTAGCAACCGTTTGGTACAACCGTAGAGCACTTGACCAATTGAAGGCTCGTTTCCGTTTCTACAATGCTTGTGAACCAGACATGGTTCCAAGAAGGTCAGGTAAGACTGTCCAATGGTTCCGTTACACGCTACTTGGTGCTAACACAACGCCCGCGGCAGAAGGTGCAGTTGGTACATCCAACACACTAACTACCACAACATTATCAGGGACGGTTTCAGAATATGCCGATTTTATTACGGTATCTACGTTACTTGATGAAACAGCAATTGATCCAATTGTGCAGAATGCGGCTGAACAGCTAGGTTATGCTGCTGGCTTGTCAGTGGACACGATTATCAAGGCTGAATTTGATACCAATGCTGGAGCAGTATTGTCACCCGGCACACTTGGTACATTTGCGACAGTTGATGATTTGAGACGCTGCAAGGCGCTTTTGGAAGGTGCAAACGTCCGTCCTAAGGATGAGAAGTACTACTTCTGTATCATGCACCCTTACATTGTGTACGATATAAAAAGTGACTCTACTGCCGGTGGCTTTATTGACCTGATGAAGTTCTCATACATGGGAACTGAAAATCGTTCACCCTTTATTGATACCAATAACCCATTCGATGAACCGGTTGGAGTTGTTGAGAATATCAAGATTTGGGCAACAACGAACGTAACAACTACAGGTACAGCGCCAAACGTTCTTTACTCTACATATGTAGTAGGACGTGGAGCTGTAGGAGCTGTAGACTTACAGGGTTCAGGGCCATCAAAGGTTGAAGACCCAAGCAAACAGCAATTCCGTATTAATGTCATTCGCGGTGGGCCGCAGATTGCTGATCCTGCTGGAATGATTGGTGCGGCTGTTTCGTATCGTTATGTATTCCTTGCAAAGACTTTGGATACGACTAACCTTCGTTATCGTATTTTTAAGCCTGATGCAAGCCTTGTATAAGGAGAATAAAAATGCCTAATGTAAATATAACTGATCGTGTCGTAGGCGCAAATTCTTCTGCACAGGGAACAAAAGCAGCGCCTACAATTACTCTTGTAGCCACAACAGAAAAACTTGTATTAGATGCCACAGGTGCAACCGCTGTAATAGCGGCACAGCCTACAAGCCAGCCAACGAGTGCTGGCCCATTGGATACATTCGAGTTTATTGTTAGGGGTACATTTAGAACTACAACTGGTGGTTCATCCACCTCTGTTGTAAATATTTATGTTGGTAACTCAATTGTGTCTGGTAACAAACTTTGCTCAATTACCAGTCCATCATTGGCTACCGCATCTGCCAGCGGATTCTTAGAGGCCCATTGTATCTGGGATTCTGTTGCAAAAGTAATTTCAGGATATCAAACAGGTGCATATGGTACTGCTACACCATTGGCTAACACTGCGTTAACCAATACTGCTATATCAGTAGCAAGCCCATCTGCTATGACATTCTGTATTTCAGCTACTAATGGTTCAAGCGTTACAGGTACAACCTTTACGCTTGGTGAACTAGCAGTGGAGGCTCTATAATGCCTAATTTTGCAATGCTACCAATAACTGCTACGTTGGTTGGGTTGGCTACACAGACAACTACAGGTACAAGTGCAAACCTAACTTGGCCACCAAACCAAGGTATGCGTTTGATTTATCAGGTACAAACTGTATCTGGAACATCTCCGACGTTACAATTTATTGTTGCCACATCGTTTGATGCTGGTACAACCTATAACGAAATATTATCAACAGCTCAAATTACA